ATAACGAGGTGATACTATGCCTGATTCAGCACAATTATTGGTAGACAGCACGATTGGCATTTCTGCCACTCTGCCTTCTACTTTCGATGACGATGGAGCCACCGGCTACCCTTCTCTGACTTTCACTCTTGTTGGTCAAGTTACTGATTGGACACCGGGCGGTCAGACTTACACTATCACGACAAGCAATCCTATTGCTCAGCGTGGCACTGATAAGTTCAAAGGTACTTTTAACAATGACGCAGACTCGATCACAGTAAATCGTGATGACGATGATGCAGGTCAAGTTATTGTCCAAGCTGCGCTGACCAGCGATAACGATTATGCTTTCGAAGTAACGTATCAAGACGATACGAATGATTATTTCACTGGCAAAATCATTTCTATTAACACTGTCGCTGGGGGCGCAGATTCGTTGGTTCAGAGAACCATTCAGGTCGAGCGTACCAGAGCTACAGTTACAACCGCATAGGTGTAACTTATGGATTTAGCGCAATTCGATCTTCAGGCATTAGCGGATAAGGGAATTGAAGTTGATTTAGTGCATCCGGTTACCGAGGAACTTTTAGAGGAAAACGGTAAAGGGGTTACGATAAAAATTTTGGGCATGGACTCAGGGAAATGGCAACAAGTTGCAAAAAGAATCCGTGCCAGAAATGCTAATAAATATCGTAATAAAGAAGTACCTCCAAGCGAGACTGAAAAAAACCTCGTGGAGATTGCTGCACAATGCACATTAAGTTGGACTAATATTGAATATAACGATGGCGCTTTAAAGTGTAATGCAGAAAATGCTCTGATGTTATACCAAAAGCGAACTTGGATTGCTCAGCAAGTTTTAAATGCGGCAACCGATAGGTCGAATTATTTAAAGGATTAAGCCAGCTTTTAGAAGATTATGTTCGATACTGGGCTTGGCTAGTATCATCTGCGAAAGGCGCAAAGAAGGCGAGATTGGAGTCTGTACCTGATCCAATTTTTCCGGATATTGCGCCTTTTGACTATCTGATTGAATTACTTGGTCAGATAGGACCAATGGAAGTAAGTTGGTCAGAGCTAAAAGCATGGCGCGATTTAACTGGTATAACTCTTGATTACTGGGAAGTCAGTACAATAAGGCAATTATCCGTGCTGTTTACAAACAAATTCCATGAGTACAACGACACAAACATTAGCAGCCCATATAGAGATGTCGATATTGCGGCTGTAGATCAAAAGCAAATACAGTCAATGTTGCGAAACGATCAGAGGTTTAATAAATAATGGATTTTGCGTCCCTATCCATAAAAGTTAACAGCAAAGATGTAAAACAAGCATCTGATGATCTTGGTACTTTTAGTAACAAATCAACGCTCGCGACAAAGGCGTTGAGAAATCTAGGTCCAATTTTAACAACGATTGCGTCCGGTAAAGCGTTATTAAGTCTAGCAAATCAAGCACTAGATTTTGGCGCCGCAATGGGCGAAGTCAATACACTATTAGCCGATAACACCGATATGCCTCGTTTAACTAAAGAGGCAAAGTCTTTAGCAGCTCAATTTGGTGGATCACCTACTGCTCAGGCCCGAGCCTTTTACCAAGCGATTTCTGCTGGAGCTAGTAATGCAGAAGAGGCAACCAACCTTTTAACGGCAGCTAATAAATTAGCTATTGGTGGTGTAACTGATATAACCACTGCTGTCGATGGACTTACATCTGTAACAAACGCTTACTCACTAGATGCTAAACAGGCTGAGCGCGTCAGTGATGCTTTTTTTGTAGCGATGAGAGCAGGTAAAACAACTGTTGGTGAGTTATCTAGCAGTATTGGTAAAGTAGCTGCAACTGCCGCAACTGCGGGTTTATCTTTCGAGGAAACGCTTGGGTCAATATCAGCACTTACAACGCAGGGTATCGCGACATCTGAAGCAGTAACCGGATTAAAGGCTGCGCTTAGTAATATATTAAAACCAAGTAAAGCTGCTGCTGACGCTGCTGAAGAATTAGGCGTGAATTTTAGTTTGTCTGGCCTACAGTCTAAAGGATTAGCAGGATTTTTAGATGAGCTTGTTGAGGCTACTGGCGGCAGCGAAGAAAAAATGCTCGATCTATTCGGCAGCACAGAGGCTCTGAATACAGTATTCGCTTTAACAGGCGGTGCGGCAGAAACATTTGATGGCATTATGTCTGATATGGCTAATTCAGCAGGCCAAACGGACGCAGCATTTACAAAAATCTCCAATACAATGTCGCAAAAACTCTCGGTTTTAAGCGGAAAGTTTAAAGCGACTGGAGTTGAATTGGGCGAGTTTATTTTAAAAGCATCGACGCCTTTCGTTGACCACCTAAATGCAAATTTCGACAATTATGTCGCCTACTTCAAAGCACTTGGTACAGCAACCACTACAGCATTAAATGGGCTTATAGAAATATGGGCGCCATGGGCAAATAAAATTGGCGAGTTAGCACTTAACGCCTTCCATTATATTGCGAATTTATTTGGGCCATTTCTTAGTAATTGGGTAGAGCTGGTTGAAAAATTATATACCGCGATAGGTAATTTCTTTGTTGCCTATGTAACCGGCGCAGAGGTTGCGATCGAAAAAGTCTTAAACTTTTTTAGAAATGGATTTATTGATATACGGCAGTTTGTTGAGACAACGAGAGTTCGTATAGTCTCTTTTTACGACTCAATTATTGCTAAGGCTAAAAGTTTTTTTGAAAGTTCTGAGACAACAGAGGCAGCACTAGCAGAAATAGACAGGCAAAGAGCCGAAAGTTTAGATGCGATCTCGACTAGATATGATTCACAGAGAGAACAGCAGATCGCGTTCAATGAGCAAGCCGATATTACATCAGGAATAATAAGCTCGTTAGGCGCATCGGTTGATACTGTAGCGTCAGCATTTAGTGGTTTATCAACTAACATAACAACAACTGAAACAGAGGCAACTAGCCTTAATACCGCAGGGTCAAATTTAGCCACACAGCTAGATAATATCGACACAGGCTTAACTAACGTAGATACAACCGCTAGTGAGTTAAGTGCGCCAAACGGAGCATTAACTAGCACGTCAGACGCGATGGCAACCTTAGAGGAGAGTACAGATGGTGCTACGGAGGCTATGACAGGGCCGCAAGGTTTGACGGTTGCACAAACAGCGTTTCAAACTGCGATTGAAAATACTCAAACAGCATGGGCCACACTTATTAAGGATACCATAACGAAAGGCAAAACAGATTTCGGTGGTTTCTTCGACACTATTAAAGGCGGTTTCGCAACGATGGTGTCAGAGATCGCAGCGCAAAATTTAACAAATGCTATTTTTGGTGGCGGTGGTTTGCAGGGATTTTTGCAATCTTTAACAAACGGTTTTGGATCTATTATCGGGTCAATCGCAAATGGTTTGGGTGGACTTGTAGATACGTTGACTGGTGGTCTTACTAGCGGAATAACCAATGCCATAGCATCTGCGATCGGATCGGTTACAGGCACTAGCGTTGGTGCTACCGTTGGTGGTACTGCGGCAGGCGCTGCTGCCGGCGGTGGTTTTGGCGCAACTCTAACTGGCGCAGTAACTAGTGCAATAACAGCAGGCGGTGGATTTTTAAGTGGATTAATGGGTACTGCTGTGGGAGCAAGTTCTACATTAGTAGGCCCACCAACTGCTGCTGCTGCCGCTGGAATGAATATTGCTGCAGGATTTAAAGCTATCGGATCAACATTAGTAGGTGGAGCACAAAGCCTTATTGGCTTAGCTACGAGTCCCGTTGGAATTGCAATATTAGCTGCTGCTGCCATCGCTAAAATTTTGGATAGTGGCGGCACACCAACATCAAAAGGCGGGTTTCTTAATTATTTAGTTCCGGGCGCACCTGCGGGATCGACATTTGATATTGCACCCTTCGCATCTGGTTTTGCACCAGTAGGCTTTTCAGAAATAATGGATCGCAGCGAGGCTCTAACATATATCGATGCCTTTAGAGCAGTAGACTCAGAGCTCACAGCTTTTGCAAAAAGCCAAGGGTTGCAAGTCGCGTTAAATAGCAATGATTTTGGCGGCTATAACACAGAAGGTGAGGGCGGTCCAAATGCTGGCGTATTCTGGGGGCTTGCTAGAGAAAAAGGCAGAATGGGTACGGCGTTAAATACGCAGCTAGAAGAATACACAAACGATTGGCTGATTGCTGTTGCTGGAAAAAACCAAGTACCTAAAAATATTCTCGATGAAGTTTTAGAGAGCAATAAAGTTGCAGATTTTGTTGCCGGCATTACATCGCAGCGCATGGGTCTTAACGATGTTCCTGTAGATAATATGGTTGCCCGTTTACACAGAGGTGAACGTGTACTTACCGCAGGGCAAGCAGATATGACAGATCAGCTTGCTGAAGAAATGAAAGTTATGCGTAGCGATTTTAATCAGTTGATGTTTACAGTTGCTAAAGCAACAACTCGAACAGCTAGAATTGAAGATCGTTGGGATAAAAACGGCTTGCCGCCTACTAGGACATAAGCATGAAGGTAATTAAGTCGACAACTATCACTGATGCTATTTTAACTGCGTCAGATGTGCCGGAAGCGGATCAGCCCGAGTGGTCCAGTGCTACAACCTACGCTGATGGCGATCTGGTTATGGTTACAGGTACGGGTGGTGGTGCTGCAAGTGCTACGCATGAAATTTACGAATCACAGCAAGGCTCTAATGTTGGAAATGACCCAACTACTGATGATGGTACTTATTGGACTAGAGTATCCAGTACAAACCGCTGGAAAATGTTTAATGACATCGTTCAGGAGCGAACAGAGCAAGCCGCTGGATTAGAGGTTGAACTCACACCTGCAGCAGTTACGACCGCGCTTGCAGCCATCAACGTCGATTGTGCCGATATAGATGTTTTGGTCGTTGATCCGGTAGAGGGTACGGTATTCAGCCAAAACTACCCGATGACAAGCTACAGCGGCATCACAAACTGGTATGACTACTTTTTCGAGGCAATAGTAAGGAAAAACGAATTAGCTGTTATTGGTTTACCACCTTATTCGGCTGCCACGATAACAGTAACATTTAACGACACTGGAACGGCTAAAGTTGGCGCATTGGTTATCGGGACAGCCGCAACAATTGGAGATTCACAATATGGCGCAAGTTTTGGCATCATTGATTATTCAACAAAGTCTGTT